CATGGCTAAGGGCAACTATCTATGAGTATCGTAAACACAAGATAGTGATAATCAATGAATTATCAAAACCTTTAGCCTTTTTTATTTCAATTATTTTTCACTTGCGAAACTTGAGTTATCTTAATATCAGCTTTCCGATAAGAATCAGTGATGACCTTTCCCAGAGAACCCATAACTAGCTCTCCTGTTTGCTCGTTTAAGGTCCAGTTATAAGGAGAACCAGGAGGATCAGTATAATAGGTATATTTTACAGAATGAGAAGAATTAGATTGAGTAAGAGTCCCACCACCAGATGTTTTGCCATTCCATCCCCAAGGGATTGAAAATCTATAATAAGGGGTAGCAACTCCTCCTTCTGCGCCGATACTCCAATTAGAATATCCCATATTGACACTTGCAGTGCCATAGGTCTTCTCACCTGCTGCTTGGGTAATAGTGATGGTTTCAGAAGATACCCCAGGATCATCCGAATCGCGGAGCCTGAAAGTGATGTCCTTGGAGCTCTCTGTCTGATTCTCCGCCACTTCAAAGGAGATCTCAAAAGTGTAAGAGCTAGATGCCCCAGGATCACCAGATATCTGATGAGAGACGTTTCCGTCCCAGGAATAGGCCGTCCCATTTACTTTAAGGGTGAAATTTGAAAGTAAAGATGAATCAGTGAGATTAGTCAGCTTCAGAGATGGCGAGTTGCTGGTGCCAGTGATTTTCACGGTGCCACCCAGGGCTGCAACAGAATAGGAAGTCTTGTCTACCCTGATAAACTCACCAGCTCCAACCTGTAAGAGAACTACAGAATCAGAGGCTCCACCAGAGGTAACTCCTTTGATAGAGCCTGATCTGCTTGATCTTCCAGTATGGGAGCTTGCTTTTAGTGATCTTGTCCCTGAGCCACTTCCTGTAGACCCAGATACTACAGTGATCCAACTTGGTTTTGCCATGATGATTCTGTTTTTTTAGAATAAATTAGAAGATGAGAGGGGTTTTGCCCCCTCCCACCTTATGACAGTCTTATTCAAGAGTCCAGCTGTCGTTTGACTCTATAGTGAGCGTCTTGGATTCTCCGGCAGCCACAAAGGTGAGGCTCTCTGGAGTGAGGTTGATGTAGGAAGAAGACCCCTGCTGACTAAACGTGAAGTCTCTGGTGGCAGTCTTGCTGCCCTCGCCAGTGACAGTAACCGTCACAACGAAGCCTCCACGAGGCTCCGTAGTAGGGTTGGCTCCAACAGAGACGATGCCGTCAGAAGAGAGAGCAAACCCAGTTGCAGCGGTCTTGACCTTTGGACTGAGGTCAAAGACAACCGCAGCAGTAGCGCTGGCCTCTGTTCTGGTAGCACCCGAAGTATAGGTGACAGTCTGCTTGGCTCCAACATTGGAGTTGTCGGTCATGTTGCGGCTTTGGGTACCGTCAGCCTTGAGTGAAACCTCTGTGGCAACGGCAGAGTCAAAGGTGATGTCACCGTAAGTAGCGGTGTTGGCTGCCTGATATACATCTACAGAAGCGGACTTGGTAGCTGTAGTCTTCCAAGTAACCGTAGCAGTGAGAGTGCCCTTCTTAGTTCTGTTGGTAACAGTTGTACCAAGTGAAGCAGCTGAAACTCCCTCACTAAAGGTGATGGTACAATCATCAGAGCCGTTGGTGAGGGCAACATCACTGGTGACTGAACCTGAAGTGTAGGTCTTTGAACCCTTGGCTGTAACCGTAGTAGAAGATACTGAACCTCCGGAAGCTGGGATGTCAGCTGGAGCAGCCAGTGTCACATCCGTAACTGCATAAGTAACGGAATTGGCTTGCTGACTAACTGAAACCTCTTTGGAAGCAGACTTGCCATTAGCATTGAGAGTGATAGTTACAGTGCCTGAAATCACGTCTCCAACCACTGTACTACGAGATTCCGCAGTAACCTGACCCGTAACTGTGTCAATGGTAAGAGATGAAGGCCATCCGGTCTTAGTTGCATAAGCAACAGTGCCACCGGTAGTAATGGTGCCACCCCCCGAGGTAACACCGTTCCATCCCCAAGGCTGGGAGAAGGAAACAGAAGGGGCATCAACGGTACCACCGGCAGCAGGGATTTGCTGATAAGTGCCCACGGTGAGGGTAACAGCACCATAAGACTTGACACCCTTGGCCTGAATGATGGCGATGGCATCAGTGACAACATCGCCGTTACCATTCTGAAGCTTGATCTCCAATGTTCTGGCAGCTTCAGTCTTGTTCTCTGGGATCTTGATGTCGATGGTGAAAGTGAACTGAGCATCCTTACCCGGATCGTCATCAATGCCAGTGTCAGTCTTTCCATCCCAAGAATCATCGTTGACTGCGTTGACTTGGATCTTGTAGGCTGCCCCAGGGATAATCTTGCCCGTAGTCTCGGCCACCTTGATGTTTGCCGTATTTGCGGTACCAGTGATCTGAATGGTGTCAGAACCGTCAGAGTTGCTACCCTTTGCAGCGGCATTGTAAGTCTTTGTCGGCACATTAATGAACTCAGCCTTACCGGCCTGAGAAACTGAAGTAGTGTCGGTTGCACCTCCAGTTGTTTTAGCAGTGATTGTTCCACCTCTCTGCTGACGCCCCGTGTACTCACTGGCGGTAACAGTTGTGGAATCGTTCATGGAACCTGAGCTCTTGCCCAGTTTAATCCAACTCGGTTTTGCCATACTTTTTAATGGTTTTAGAAAGTTAATAAATTAACCTTTGTTAGGTGTTTATGCGTTGTATTTAACTCCAAGAGTCCATGGAGCATTAGACTCTATGGTTAGATCTTTAGTGCTCTCTGGGTCCGGGAATTCTAAGTTCTCTGGAACAAGTTTGATGAACTCACTCAGAGGCTGATGCTTGTGCATCATCAGAGCTCTAAATACACTCATAGCTTAGGCTTTTGGAAATTCTCCCCAGACAGCCAGAGACCCGATCACTGAGACCACATATATGTGATCAGCTTGAGTGACAGGAGCCTCTCCATTCATCCATTTAATGGTGGAATCCCCCACGATAGCATGGATGGTTGCTCCCACTTCGATAGTATAGACAGTCTCTTTGTGAGATGCGCTTGCCTGAACAATGTAATCGTTCTCGAGCTCTGGGACATCTACGTAGGTGACACCATCTAGTCTATCGAGAACCTCTTTTACGGTCTCATTTTTGTGCTTTATCTGATCTGAGTCTGTGACATATTGGCCCTCTAATGGTCGTCTTAGTTCGCCATAGATCTTGATATAATCTGCCATGATATTCTAAGTTTTAAGAGATAACAATTGTCATAGAGCCAGCACCAGGAAGATCCTGAGTTCGATAGCACTTGTAGGTTCCCAGTGGAGTAGAAGCCTCTACTGGAGCCAAGAACGGAACATCGAAACCACCAGATGTAACCTTGTTGATTGACATGGTGTTAGGAACGCAGAGCCACAGGTACTTAGTAGCATCATCGTTGGTGAGAGTCTTGGTACCATTGAGAGAAGAGCCTCCCTTAGTCAGTGAAGTGATAGTCAACTCATTTCCTGTGGTGGCCTTAGAGAATCCATAGTATACTGGGAGATAGAGATTAGCACTGATAGACCTTGGTGAGTTCTTTATAGTAGTAGAACCCTTCTTAGCAGTGACTGAGCCAGATTTGTAGCCCTGAGTAGAGAGAGTGAATTTCTCTGAGCCCTCCGCTACATTCTCCAGGGTCTTAGTCTCGCCGTTGAACTGGATCTGGACAGTGTCAGCTACTACTGGCTTAGAGTTTCTGAGAACCCTGAAAGATACACTGACCTCTACTGAGTTACCTGCCCATTCTGCCGAAGACGGCGAGATGGAAGCCTCAAGTGAAGTCGGGAAGCAGTAGTCCTGCAACTCCCTTATGGCTCCTGTCACGACTCTGTTCTGCACGCAATTCTCACTGGTCTCAGAAAGTTCGGAGTCAGGCTTGCAGGATTCACCTGGTGTGGGATCAGGGACATCTCCACCGCCCGATGTCTCTTTATCCACATAGAGATTGACAATACAACTGTCTTCCTGAACCCCGGAAGCATCGTTGCATGAGGCAACCCTTATGACTCCGTGCTGAAGTATCCTCTTCTTGATGCCGGAGCCATTGACGAAAATGACTTCCACCCCATAGTCGCCTATCGGGAGAGAGCCTGTTTCAACGAGTCCTCTGATCTCGTTGGTCGTGACAAACCGTGCTTTGACGGCGACTTTCCTGTCGGAACCTACCACCTTCGCCATTATTTCTGAGCAGTCCTCCAATTCGTAGGCTCTGTCTTGGCCGAACGTCAGTCCTTTCGACCAAAGACAGATCCTGATAGGGAAATCATTCCCCCTGACGACATGGAAAATGTCGTTTTTTTCGTTGTATGCGCAATTCATATTCATTAATATCTAATGCTTGAGTTCTTGGTTATCGTTCCTCCGAGGGGTCGAGCGTCAGCGCGGTGGCGAAATTCATGGAATTATCTGCCTCCTGTGTACATTCACAAGTTGCAATAACAGCCCCTGAACTTGTCAACAAACTCAAATCAAAGGTTCTCTCAGCAGTGCCATTAACATCTGGCTGTATGTACATAGGAGTTATGTTACGATCACCTCTACTGAATGGTAAATTTGCAGTTTTAGATGTTCCGTCTTCAGAATAGGTAAAGGTGACATAGGATGGCCCATCAATCGTCCAACCTAAGTTGTCCGGGTTGTTAAGGGTGAACTCCAACCCAGCGGGACTCGATTCTGATTGCCCCAGACTGTCAAAGCGGAATGTAGAAGGAACATCCCAAGAAAGCAGGATCTCGGATTCCTGAGTTACGGTACAAGTAGCATAGACAGTATTCCCATCAGTGCTTACCAATTGTACAGTGCCGGTTCTTGAAGAGCCGGTGTCATTTGCCCTTGCCACCAGGTCGGTGTCGCGGTCTCCGAATCCCTTGGTAATCCCGTCGCTGACAAGGCACCAGTCCGGAAGCGTCAGTCTCCAGCCGGCGCTGTCTTTGTCCGTTATCGTGAAAATCGCTCCGTCGCCACCCGCCTCAAATGTCAATGAAGACGGGAGATCCCATGTGGCGGCCTTTGCCGCCGACTGTTCAATCGTGAACGACTTCGAATATGTTCCCTTGCCGTCCGTTCTGGTTCCTGTTACCGTGATCGTCCCGACGCGCTTGGAGGAAGAGGTGTTCTGTGCGAAAGTAACCTTAACCGCGGCGGATTCGATGGTGGCCGCAGCCTCCGAAAGCTCCCCGGACACTGTCGCGTTCAAACCTGTAAGGTTTTGGTAGGACATCGGATTCGTCAAAACAGTGAGCGTGGCCTTAACCGTGGCACTGTTCATGGAGAATGTGATTGACGGTTCCTGAGATGCCGCCGCTTTCTGTGATACGCTGCATACGGCGTAGGTTGTGTTGCCGCCGGCGCTCTTCAGCGTTATGTTTCCCTCGCGTTCCGCACCGGTGTTGGCAACGATCTGGAACGAGACTGTTCCGCTGCCCGTCCCAGAATCTATCCCTCCTTCTGCTTCCATCCAGTCAGGGTACTCCACTTTCCAGCCAACATTGTCGTTGTCTGTGACTTGGATAAATGGATCATTGCTCCCGTCTGCGTTGATTGTCCATGTGGTAGGCAAATTCCAGGACGGGTCGGCTTTCGGAGTTTCAGCCTTGGCGGCTTGTTTGGCGACACATCTTGTTAAATTACTCTCGCCGCTTTTGAGTATGAGGTCGAAACTGCGCGAAGAACCGGTGTCGTTCGCAGGGTATCTGACCGACAGTTTCCCTTGGCCTGTTCCGGTCGCAGAGCCTGACTCTAACGTCAGAGGACTACCGAACACTACTCTCCAGCCTGCTCTCGCAGGATCGCTTATGTTTATGTCAAAGGTGCCGCCGGCAGGATTCAAGGTCAGATATTCTCCGAGGTATGAAGAAGGAAGATCCCACGATGGATCTTCGGCTGATGCCGCCGCTTTCTGTAAGACCGTATACGACTTCGAGAAGGTTCCCTTGCCGTCCGTTCTGTCTCCTGTCAGGGTGACCGTGGCCATTTTCGCCGAATTGCCCGTGTTCTCCGCATAGGCGAACCCGATGAGGTAACCGGTGATCGACGGCCCCGTGGTTATGGTCATCCCTCCGGAGGCGGACACCCGAAGGTTGGTGAGTCCTGTCGTGGTGAACGTGTTTGTCACGGTGCCGGCCTTTGCCTCGACCCCTATGCTGTCTTTCTGGAAGCTGATGCTGACTTCAGCCGAAAAATAGGTGACGTTCACTGACTTCTCGGCGTAGACGCTTGGTTTGTCTGTACTTGTCGCCCTGACCTTGACCACGTTCCCCTTTGCGTTACTCTTTACCGTCAGCTTCCCGTTGCCATCGATGGACGCATAGTCCGAACCGCTCACCACACTCCAGGTTATGCTCCGCTGTGTCGTGTTCGACGGTGAATATGTCACCTGGAACTGCGCCGTGTTGCTTACATCGTTCACGGTGGACGGCCCGAGGATGCCAAGTCCTGTGATGTCGATGTCCACTTTGTCAATGACAGTGTTGTTAGGGTTTGCGTAATGCCATTTGAACGTCATGCTGCTGACAGTCCTATCCGTCAGCGATGTCTTGAACTCGTCCACGACAATAGCCCGTTCCGAACCATCCTTCTCGATGATGTACCTCTCCTTGGCCGCAAGAAACTCCAGCCAGTACCCGTTCATCCCGATGCTGTCGATGTGCCCGGAGTTCTGCTCGAATGTCATCGAATAGTCATTCTCCAGCTCCTGCTCTATCCCGGAATTCACGAACACCTGCGTCTCCGACTCTATCGAGCGGCTGAACTTCCCGGTTGCGTGAATATATTCATACGTCCCTCGCCGCCCCAGGAACTTGTACGTCTTCAGTGGCAACCGCATCCTCTTGATGACGAAAGAATATACCGTTGACTTGCTTCCGGAACACTCTATCCAAACATCATAGGACACTATGTTTGACACGTCCAGCCCCTTTGCGGAAGCGGTCGCCAGCATCGTGTCAGCGGAAATGTCAAGGTCATAATATTTCAGATTAATGCTATACGTGGGACTGAGCTCGTAGTTGCTGGATGAGCCTCCGGCAAGATAGTTAAATCTGACATAGGTGGAGACATCACCCGCCATCCTGTAGAACCAGAGTCTGTCTTCGGCTCCGACATGGACAGGAGATTTTTCCGGCCTTGTCGTGAATATGGTCGCGGCAAGCGACTTGTAGGCGAACTTCCGGCAAGGCAGCACACTGAAACTGTACGAGCAAGACGACGTGCCTTGCGTGGCTGCGAATACTCCTGTAATCATCCCGACACCGTTGCCTTTCAGAACCCTGAGTATTTCCCCCGCCGGCAACCGTACTATGCCAGAGTTTGGAGTCACCTCAAAACTCATGACCTCCTGATTGGGGACAAAGGTGTTGAGCCTGACGGAGATCGTAACCGTGTCATCCGATTCCGTTGTCAGCGTCAGCCAGGAGCTTTCGTCAGCGAACTGTATGTTACCTGTAAATTCCATTACTTCTGTTATCCGGGGCGTAGAGCCCCTTGCTATGGCAAAATTACCACATGTAACATCCTTGGGAAAGGACATCAGATTTCGATGAACTCGCCTCTGGTGGAGACCCTGTCCGAACCCGCCGCCACCGTCACCGAGAGCTTCGCCACGATCCATTTCCTCCCCCTGAAGTACACCGGTCTGTACAGCCTGAAGTTGTGCAGTTCGACAGGCGTGAGGTTCACGTCCACGGCCACCCTCTGCCTCGTCTTTCCCAGCCACTGGGCGAATGCCTTGTGATATTCTTCCCAGAGACCGCCGGGAGTAAGGTCTTCGGTTCCAACAAACTGAAAGTCTGCCTTTGAGATAGGGGCGAATATGCCATTGCTGAAAAACTGATCCTCAAATGACACCCCTATGTAGACCTTGTTGTCACGCTCTTTTCCAACATCGTTCGGTTCAATTATAGCCGCCATGCTCCGTGGAAAAGTTGTGTCGGAAATGAATAATTTTTCCGGCACGCAGCCCGCTGTCATAAATTCGGTGCTATTGTCAAATGTGTCTGCGCCTTCCACATGGTTTTCCACAGGCTTTGCCCCTTTGTAAAGCAAGTCGCATTCATACGCTATTTCCGTTACAGGAACGATCACGCCATTGTTTGGGTTATATTGTCTCCTTACGACTCCGTCATATTTGCGGCCAGAATAGACATCACCAGTAGCCTCGTCGAAGACCACCGAATAATCCTCACTTGACGAAAAGTGCGCCAGTATGCCGTCCACATTGCCCTCTTGGATTCTTTCTACTCGACCGTCTTCCATATTTTGGGTTAGCTTTGTAGTGTCATAGGAGATCCCATCGTCGCCATAGCCGAACTTATAAGATACGGCTTTCTCTTCCGAAGAAGAATAATCGTCCTCTATTTTTTCTTCCCAATCCTCGACAGGATAGCCAAGAACATCTTTATTCTCTATCATTCTAACTTTTCCGCCGTCGTTGAATATGGTCGAACAGAACATCGAACAAAGACCTTTAATCAACTCAGCGAAAGAGAGGTCTGGAAGGAACGAGGCCAAATCAGTGATCTTATTGTTTCCTGGAGTAGAAGATCCTCGCCTTGTGGGCTTTCCGGTTGACGGTGGCCTTGTTCCCGATGTTGCCACGTCACGCCACCTGTTCGGCTTCACCACGTCATCAAACAAGAATTCGTGGTATCTACCAAGAATGGATAGTTCAGCCCATCCGTTCCGGAGTAGCATGTCGTTAGGAACATTTACCGAGCATCCTGCCAGGATGACCCTCAATGGAATAGCCGGAATGAAGGTATTATAGGTAAAACTCTCTGACGCATTGTAATAATTGTAATACTTCTTCCTGTAGAGGTAATCGTCTTCAGTTAGTTGCCCTGTGGTAGCGCCTGCTGAACCTGGCTCACCTGACACGGGAATTCTACTGATCACCGAATATGGCTGTATTGCAACATTTGTCTTGTTAATAAGCAGCGGCGTAGAAAACTTCGAGAGGGTGCTTGGGATGGAACCCGTGTCGAACTCCAGGATGCTCTTCTCCCAGATCTTCCCCTCCAGTTCCACCATCTTCTCCGTGAACGTGTACATCAGACACCCGTCCTCGATGCCGTCGTACACCAGCGTGCCGGTCACGAAAGGCACGCCGCCGATCCACGCCGAGGCCTCCAGCCTCTTCACGTTCGGAGCCAGGAACATCGCCGGAGTGTAGCCGAACACCTTCCTGTTCACCGGCGACGGCGGAAACGAGATCTGCGTGCTGAAAGCTGAAGGGATATGCTCCTCGTCCAGCATCGGGTTCTCCATCTCGATCTGGAACTCGAACCCCTTCGTAAGATCCAGCTCCGTGTAGTCCTTTGTCAGTATCCTAACCATAAATTCCCCATTTATGGCACAAAAATAGCCGCCCTCAGGCGGCCACAAAGGACAACAAGATTACTCTTCTAATTTGAATTTTTTCAGCAAATAAGGCTTGATGGCCGGGGATTGTCGGACGTGGTCAAGACACTCTTTCAGGTCTTCTTCCTTTATATGTCCAAGATATTCAGCGCTTTCCAGAACCCTTTCGCTACTGAACTCCCTCACTGTGTAGCAATCCACATAGCTATCGTGATCAAGGTAATCATTATCAGCAACTTTGACCAAATGCTGATATGGTGCGATCTGGGCAAACATGCTTTCATTGATCCGCGTGTTCACCAAAAGGGCGGCCAGCACACCACCATCATCAGTCTGTCCTATGATAACAAATCTTTTCGGTTTGGAGTTCTTCCCTTGCTTGGGCTTAACCCTGTCCTCCGGAAACATCGCCATTTTCAGAACCTGACCGATCCCAATCGCCTGCTTCCTGAGTTTGTCAGGAAATGCTCCCAGTTCCATCATGATCTGGCAAACCATTCAGTATCAAGAAAGTCCTTCAGGTACTGCAACGCATCATCAGAGGCGTTTCCTTCCTTGGATATATTCATGATGTCCATCTCCTTGATGGAAGTGCCACTGTTGAAAGCGCGGCTCCACTCCTGCCCGTGCGTGTCATCCATGATCTGACTGAAGGACATCCCGGCGACTTTGCTGATTCCGTAGTTCAGACATTCTATGTCAGACAGGGAAAGAAAATCCATGTCGGGTCTCTCTTTCGCTGAAAATCTCTCATTCTCGAAAGCTATGGCATCCGAAGCCAAATGCATGTCATCTGCCTTATGGTAGTCGAGCACACGAGAATCGCCACGTGCCATTTTCAGAATATTGTAGATGTTGGACGGTACCGGCCCGAACGGCAAAGCGCAGATGCAGTCCTTGAAGAGGGGAGTGCCATACCGCGCAAGGTGGTTCTGCTGAGCATAGTAAGCCGCCTTGACAAGGCTGTAGATGTCCCTCTTACCATCCTCACTATGCGTAAGGATGTAGAGCAGAACCGCCTTGATCACCAATATGTCATCTTTCCCAAGCCTCATGGATTTCCGCGTATTTCGTTTGCATATCATTTGTGTTTACAAAGGAACAAACTTTAGACCGAAATTCCAACACTTTCCGCTGATTTTCACTTTGTTCGATGGATTCTTGACGTGAAGACAGCCGCCCTGAGGCGGCTGTATGGGACGGCGGGATTGTCAGAGTTTATTCAGTTCCACCGGCGGGCCGACCTCAAGGTAATGATCCATCGAGGCGGTGACTATCTCGAACAACTCCTTGGAACGCTCCCTTATCTGATCAAGGATCTTCATACTGTATGACATCCGCCAAAACACATTACGGTTGAATCTGTCATCCCGTGAAGACAAGCAATCAATATAGTTGTGCCTCCAGCTTGCGGAAATATCGGTGAATATCAAATCAAAAGACCCATCACGGAAAATCAGATAAACATTAGGGAATATGTTAGCCTTGACCTTATCCAGTTTCTGTCCATAAAACCGGCAAGCATAGTATTTGCCGTCTGTTCCATACTTGCCACGAGGACTTCCATAGAATTCCATCCAAGGCTCTCTCCATCCAGCCGTGAAAACGTAAATATCATCTTCACTCATTCCCGGCATCGAATATGTCTTCTTGAATGTAAGCGTGTCTGGATCCGCCAGCTTTCTTCCAAAGCAATCCCCGCTGAAGCCAACCAACAGTATAGCGATAACTAAAATAACCTTTCTCATACTCATTCAGAATTAGTGTCATCCAACCACTTGCAAAAATCACTCCACCGTCTTGCCGTGCCTAAGGATGTCGAACTCCAGCTCCTCATTCAGAATCTTTCTCAGAGCCTCATCCAGCTGGTAGAACGCAGCATTCATCGTCCGAATCTCATTGTCGAACCTCCCGTCCATCAGCAACTCCTTCTTCTCGTACATCTGCTTTTCCCACTCCGAGAATCGATCTGCAATCTGGAAAAGTTCAATCCTGGTCTCGATGATGAAAGAGTCAGCCCCGATCTTGTGGCTTTCTGCGGCAACAGCCGCGTTGTTTGAATTAGTAGTACGCATAACTAATTGAATATAAAAACCCTCCGCTAAGGTCTGCGTACCACATACCTGCCTTACGGCATAATGCTGTTGCGACTTTCGTCAGCAACGACCATACGGAGGGCAAAATTTCCCTTTAATAATATGTCAGCAATCTTCTACGGAATTATTCAGCCGTAAAGAGAATGCTAAGTATGTAGTACGCACTGGCAAAGATGCGAATCTTTTTCCAAATTCCAAGAATTTTACGGGAATTTTTGCAAAAAAACGCATTATCTGCCATAAGTACCCCGGCGTTTGGCACGATTGTACTTCTCCGTCTGCTCGATGATCCCGTTCTTCCCCAGCATCGACACATCCGCCTTGATAGGCACGGAAAGCCTTTTGTTCAGAAGCTCGATAGCCTCCAGCAACCTCTCATCGGTCGCTGACCTTGCCGAAACTACGGCGCCAGCCCCAGAGTCGATTCCAGTCACCGGGCTTGTCGAAGTGCCAGTGAACCCACCGCTTTCCCGACCGATAGCGGCTCCCACAGGATAGACCGCCTCGAAGTTCAGGCTCTTCAACGTTCCAGCCTTCCGAGCCTCCTCCATCGTCGCCACGAACGGCAGCAATGTCGGATTGCTCAGTCCGTCAGCCGGTATCACATATTCACCGCCGTTCTCACCCACAAGCACGGTAGGGGAGGAGACGAAGCCTCTCTTGTCAGGTGAGAGCCGCGCCTTGAAGGCCTTTCCGTCCTGAGCCCGGCGAGTGTTCACGAAGCCGCCCTCCTCCGCACCAATCGGTTGCGCCGCGATCATCGCGATCTGAGCCGCGCCCAATGCCGTCATAATGGCAGCAGGAGCCACACCCGCCGGCCATCCGCCCCATTCTGCAAAGGTCTTCATCACAGCCAAAGATGTTTGTATGATAGCCTGTGACAAACTGAGAGCCTTGGAACGCTTGGCCTGCTTGATTTCCATCTCCTCACGTCTGGCCTCCTCCTCGGCTTCCATCTTCTCGACCCTTGCATTGTACTGTTCCTGAGACATCAGACCGGCATCATAACGAGACTTGAGAGCCTTCTTTTTCTTCTCGTTGTCCTTCTGGTACCGCTTGAAGTCCTGCTGTTCTTTAGCAGCCGTAAGAGCGATCGCTTGGCTTGCCAGTTTAAACCCTTCCTGAGCCGCCCCGCCGATTCCGGACAAAGCGGTAAGCAGATCCTCGGTGCCAGCCTTGCCAGTAGCGATGTTGGCGAAAAGCTGGTTCCATTTCTCTTGCGACACACCGAACAACTCTCCGTTGCCTGTGCCCCCGAATATTCCCGCATTGCTCTTCTTCTGCGTTGCGGTTAATTCGTTGATCTTGCCGGTGACCTGCTCAAGTTTCAACCTGTACTTTTCCAGTTCTTCTTCTGAAAGTTTGATGCCATCAAATCCTCCGGTATCAACTATCTGTTGAAGACGATCTTTTAAGACATTCTGATAAGACAAATTCTCTTTAACTAGAGTGTCATCTCTGGTTCTCTTTGCTTTCATAACGCCAACAGAAGTCGGGGATTCCTCGGCTACGACTTTGGAATAGTCATTCTGAATCTCTTGCAGTTTGACATTGTGCTTAGCCTCAAGCAGCGCCAACTCCCTATTCGAAGCATCCTCTTTGATCTTCAACAATTTATTCTGATGCTTCTTCTCGATAGCCTCCAGCACCGCCGCCTGATTCTCGTACAGCACCTGCGTCTCCTTGAACTTCTTCAATTCCGCCTGGTACCGAACCTCTTCACCATCCATCGCCGCCCTGGTCTTGTCCGTCTCCGCCTCGTTGATGATCGCTGTTCCCTCCTTGGCCAGATCCGCCGCCTTCTTCTCGTACTCCTGCCGCTTCTTCAACGCATCCTCCGAATGCTTCTTGATCTTATCCTGCAACTCATTCTCAATCTTTGCTCTTTCCGCCCCCTTCTCCTTATGAGCAGCCAGCCGTGCCGTCAACGTAGCCACCTCCAGCTCATAAATCCTATCGTCATATTCCCCCTGCGAAGCGATCTCCTTCTCATTGAACTGCTTCGTCAGCTCCGCCTTAGCCTTCAGGAACGCCTCATCATTGCTCAATGACCACTGCTGCTTTCCGGTTTTGTTGTCAGGAGTTGTTGTGACATCGCTATCCGCAGTTGAGTAGGCTGATGTCCCGGATGTCGTAGTAACACTACTATTCTTCCTCTTATTTACGCCATACAACGCCTCTAATGTCTTCACGTCTGAATTGTACTTATCTATTCCGGAAGAGACGGGACTTAATTTCTTCGCCAAATCATCAGGATGGAAATCTCTGAGTATAGGGCTTCTTTTCAACGCCGCCGCAGCGTTGATCTTGTCGGTACTGGATGATGTCTCCGATGTCATCGTGTCTCGGAATCCCACAATCGCTTCCAGAACGCCACGGTAGTCATCTTCGCTCATCTTGGAGTCTTTATGTGTCTTGTTGTAGGCATTCCTGATGTTCTCCGCCGCTTTCACAGTGTTGTCTTGCAGCCCTTCATCCAGCTTGGATTTGGCGTTCAGCATCCCTTTCAACCTTATCTGCTCGGAAAGCTTGTCATTGACAATGCCAAGAGCCGCGGCAACCTCATCATTGGACGCTTTCTCATCAAGCAGGTGTGGAAGGTAAGAACCGTACTGATCGTTTATCTGTTTGATGGCAGCCGCCCTTTCCTTTGACCCGATGGTCGCCGAGGTGACGGCATCCTTCAGCCTATTCACCGCATCTTTTTCCCTGTTGATTTCAGAGGCTGTGTCAGCGGCCGCCTTCCTCATCTCTGTCATTTCCTTGGTTGCCTCTTTTGACCGCCTGACAAATGTGGTTATACCGACAACCACGGCGGAGATGACACTTAGGATTAGCCCGAAAGGATTAGCTTTGATGGCCAAACCGAGGCGTTTGAATGCAATAGTAGCAGCCTTGGTATTGCCGACAAGAAGATTTTGAGCCAATGACAAAGCTGCGGTACCGACACTTGCACCCTTCAGACTAAGCGCTTGTTTCAGCAAAGCGTCTCTATTCTCCTTGCTCCAGAATGCCAGCAACTTGTCATACGCAAGCTTGAGTTTCGCCCGTTGGTTATAGATGAATATGGCCGCCGCAATCTCGGCTATTTGGTAGCGATACTTGACCATAGGACCAATCAATGCGGAAACGGCTTTCAGACCCATATTCGTAAGTCCGACACTTTCAGACATCAGAGGGTTCATTTTCTCTCCGATTTCTACGGTCGTCTCCATAAGAGCCTTCTTCTGCTTTTCCAACGTGGCCGTCAACGAGTTGTTTTTGAGCTCATATTCATTGGTGATTGAGGTACCCTCGTTGAAAGCTTCGGCCGCGATCAATTGCTGCTGCCGCAATGTCTCCGTCTGTTTTGAAAGGCTTCCGAGTACCTGAATGGCGCGTGAACCGTTCAGCCCCATATCTCCCATCGCCTCGGTGATAGCTTTCATTCCGCCGTCCCCACCTTTGTTCATTCCTTCCAGCACACGGATGAACGCCTCGTTGACATCGTTGTTCAGCAAATCCGAAAAATCTTTTAGAGACATCCCTGCAATCTTTGCGAATGTCTCCGTCTTCTCGAACATCTTTGTTATGGTTTGTCCAACGGCCGTGGAGGATGTCTCGGCCTGCTGATGTAGAGAGTCAAGCGTGGCCGCAAGTCCCATCACCTTGTCGATGCTGATCTTGGCGTTAGGTGCGATACCGGCAAGCCTTCCGGAGAAGTTCACGATGTAGCCTTCGTTGGCCGTTGACGCGGCTCCCAGGTCGTTGATGGCCGAACCGACCTTCAGCATCGCCTTCTCGATTCCGAACTCATCCTTGAGGTTGAACACATCGACCATCTTTCCTACTTCCGTGATGGCAGCCTCCGCATCACCGCCAAGATCCTCGGAAAGCGCCACGTTGATCTGGTTGGCGGCCTTTGCGAACCCCAGCAAGTCTTCCTGACCGGATATTCCCAGCTTACCGCCGGCCCGCACAAGTCCAAGCAACTCGTTCTGAGCTGTCTTTGTGTCTATGCCTTTGAGTTTCTCACTGAGTTCCGAAATCTCATCTTTAGTCAGCCCCGTGGTCTTCATCGCATCCGTCATCGCCTCGTCATAGGCTAAAAACGCATCACGTGCACCAGTGAACCTGTTAATCACATTAGCGGCTCCTTTAAAAGCTGATGTGAGCGAAATGGCATACTTGCTAAGTCTGTCCATCATCTCACACGTTGTATAACTGACGGCTTTAGACTGATCGGTAAGCTCTTTGTATCTTGTTTTTAATTCTTGAAGTGCCTTGTTTAACTGGTTCCAATTATCGGAGCCAGGAACAGCGCGTTCAAGTGCAGTTCGTGTGGCGGTGATTTGATGCTTAAGCTCTTTCATCGTCTTGCTTGTAAGAGGAACTGTTTCTTGAAGGGACTTGAATTCAGACTGGCATTTCTTCAGTGAAGCCTGCTGAACTTCCAAAGACTTGCTCAAATCTTGATATTCTTGACTGGCTTTCTTTCCCGCCACTTCAAAAGCGGTCATCTTTTTCCGTGTCTCTTCAATTGCGGTTGTTGTGTTGTTTATTTGCCTTTCAAGTTCAAGCAACTGTTTCCTGCCGCCGTCCCCATTGATGATCAGGTTCAGCCGAAGATCCTCATCAGTAATTCTTTTAGCCATAATCTCACGTGATTTATGGCACAAAAATAGCCGCTAATCAGCGGCTGCAAAAGGACATAGATGTTGGCTATCCCACCTTTGGAGGATCAAAGAACTTTGTTCTGGTTGCGATAATGACAGTTAAAATGAAGGCAGGGAGTGATAGCCAGCCGACCACTTTCCAGTCGTGGATGTCGAATAGCGGAAGTGTCCAGATAATGACCGCGAACAGTGCCAAAAAACCAGTCGCTGCGAGGACAACCTTTTTCATCAGCCACCTCCGTTTTAGTGCGAGTTCTCTTGCGTCCTCATCAGATGTCTCACAACTATTTTCATCTATTCCTGCTAATTTCTCTATGCCTTTCCACAATGCGACAAAAGGGAACGTGATGATGACGAATACCCACAATAAAATCCTGCTTGTCACCGGTTTCCAGAACACAACCAGCAGAACGAGGATAATCACTCCTATCGGAACATCAAAAGAACCCCAGAACATACTCAATCAGAATTACGTGTTATCTCTACCTCTTGCAAAAATCAATCCACCGCTTTTCATGGTTTATTGCAGCATAAAAAAATATCTGTTTAAAACAGCTTATTATAGAAGTAGTATATTTCGAGTAGTCGTACAATGAGAACTGCTTATATAAATCTCCAACCTTTTCCCACGATAGTACTCTTGTTGGCAAAACAGTCGCATCTTTCATAACTTCCAGATATTCCTGTTCTAAATCTATAATCGCTTTATTTTCCATGACTTTCATAAATCAAAAGTGTTCCCGTATTGCATTTGTATTGCGAATGTGTTTACAAAGAGACAAACTTTGGGCCAAATAATCAAGACTTCCCGCCTGATTTTCACTTCGTTCGCCCCAGTTCCGACTCCCTGATCCGGGCGATGACATCCTCCGTGAACTCGTACATCAGCCGTTCGGCGATGGAGGCGAAAGCACCGAAGACATAGCGATTGTGGATCTTGCGGTTGCTCTTTACGGACTTGCCGCCACGCTGGAGACGCTTCATGTCCAGAAAACGCTCGTAGGCCACGTGCACGAACGTCAAAGTCCCAGAAGCACCGCTCCCACCGGTCACCGAAACACTCCTGGACGACTCCAACCGCCCGGAACGCTTCTTGACCTTGGCCTCGATGGCCTTCCCCTGATTTCTCAGAAGCCGCTGCCCCTCATCCAGAAGGACCTCACTGACAAAACGCGCCCTGACATCCATCACTCAAACGCAAGCTCGATGCTGTACCCGCTCCAACCACCGAACACACTCGACTCCGGAACCACATCCACCGAAGCCAGCGACAACCCCGTCACCAGACGACAGTTCTGACTCGAAGTCTCCTCCGTGATGTAAGCCAGAATCAAATCCGCAACCTCCAGAAGCCGTGAATATTGCTCATTCTCCGATTCCTCCGTCTTGTCGAGCCCAAGCCCCTTCTCCAACACGAAGATCACCGTCCCCAGCTCTTCACGGAACGAATCGGAATCCCCACGCTGATGCACCTCCGGACGCGCGACCACCACCTGCACACCCGAAAGATGCGCCAGCTTGGAAGTGGCATCCGACTGCGCGGTCGTGCAAATCGGATCGATGTGCTCACAACACCAGCAGGAATGGATCTTCAACCCCGCAAGGTACTCAGTGAGCCTTTGAAGCCTTGATAATCTGCTCATTTCTCTTTCTCTCCTTATAGTTATGCCACATAATCGACAGCACCGAGAACAACGGCTCCTCATCCACCCTGTCAATGTTGCCAAGCGTGTTCTCCTTAGCCACCTCGACCAACAAATCATTCCACCCGAAGCTTATTCCCGAACTTTTCTCATCCCCGGCGAACAGCTTCGACAAATCAACCTCCTCCCCGTTAATCTCCAGAACACCCGACTGAAGGTACTTCAAGCAAGCCGCGAACCACATCATCACGAGATTCTTCTGCCACCCCTTCAACCTCGACGCTCTATGAATATGCCCACGTGCATTCCGTTGGTCCACATCCGGCACCATCCGACCTGCCCTGTTGGCCTTCCGGCAACGTCTTCTGTACAGGAAAGCGATGCATTCATCCAGATCCTCCGGCTCGTGGCTCCTAAAAAACCTGTTGATTGCGGCGGATGCGTGCCTGAACTCCCCGAAAGTCAGATCCTGAAGCAGTTCCCCTGGACCGTACAGCCTCACAAGCCCCGACCGGACCACCGGCATCGGATTCGCGACCGAATCAAACGTCAACGCCGCCGACTCCTCCGAGAACAGAAACCCCAGAAACTTCTCACACATCCGATAGACATTCTCATCCCTGACAGAAGAAGAGCCATTGAATATGTCCGTGAACCATCCCTTGACAGTCCTCCGCACCCCAAGCAGCATCCACAAAACCCTCACATTGAAGTCCAACGGCGATTCCCCACGCCTAAGACACCTCTCGAAGATCCGGAATACCCCACGCACCTGATCCTGAGTCATTTCTCTCCACGAACCAGGCACCTGTACGACCTTGCCGGTCTCGAAAACCTCAATCGTGTTCATCACTCGGTGGTAAAGAATTTGTTCCGCCTGTCATTCACAGGCAAAAGCTTAGGATCCGCCTTATCTTCGCTGATCAGAGCCGACAAATCCGTCAAAGCGTCCTTGACCTCACTTTTCAGATTGCCGACATACCAGTCAATCTCATCCATCGTGGCCACACGGTTGGACTTGTTGCCCTGATAGGTAGGGGAAAACCGCCTTGCGATCTCGATAGGGAACACCTCAAGGCTCCATCTCGTCCCTGCCACTATCACGGCGCTCAGTATGGCCGCCCTTCTGGCCAGCGAGAGCACCCTTTCGTCAGCCGAGCCGTCAGTAATCGAAGCCCATTTATCCCCTGCGAACGGCTCAATGACCGCCCTTTGCCGCTCGATCACAAGCGCCTGCAACAGATAATAGACGTAATAGCTCCCATCGATGGGATAGACCGCCTCGAACTCCTGAATATTCCTGACAATGGATTCGCCTATCATCGTCCTCTTGGCCGAAGCCATCCAGTTCTCGTTGCCGGAAGTCTCCAAGTAGGTGTACAAAGCGTCCAGAGCCCTGAAATACCGCTCCCTCATCGCCCTGTCATCCCTGTCTATCTGCCATTCGTAAGGGCTTCTCTCATTGTCATCGATCTTGACCTTCCGTCCGGTAGATTCGTGTGACACGGATGAAAGTTTGGCGTAACGCATCAACGCAAGACACGCCACCGGAAGCCTTACAGCGGCTACAAGTTCCGGCTTCTCATCCTCATCGTAAGCCTCCGCGGCCTCCTTGACCACCTCCTGACTCACAAGCCGCGCCACCTCATCGGTGGCGAACCGGATTTCCGTCTCGATCAGCCTGAAAGGAGAGGAAGCGTACCATTGGCCGGTCAGATCCTCCAATTCCTTGGAACCATCCCTGTTTCTGTTGAACAAATCCATCATATTCACTGATTTTTAACCCTTGCCGATGACGTCAAAGCGTCCTCCGCCTCCAACTGCTTGTGGAAGAACCCAAGTTTCAGCCCCTTTCCAGGGAAATTGAACGCTATCGCCTGGTTGATCGGCTCCAGAATCGTCTGTGAGGCGATCTCCGTGTCCGAAAGCAGGAACAGCTTGAACGCATAGAGCAATTCAGAGCCGGAAGCCAGCTTGCCGTTCACCATCACGTTCGACAGCGACGGATGCAGCCCCATTCCGGATGTGATCGCAGATGCCGAAGCCTCCGAGATCTTCAACTGAGCCTCCACAAAGTCCTTCATCTTCTGGTCTATCGCCTCCACGGACCAAGACACACGCCCCGCGCCGCTTTCAGACGGCATATCGAGCGAATAGAAGAACTTTCCAGCGTTCTCCTTGCCGCTGAGCACATCCTGCATCTGCAACAGCAGATCCTCCGTCAACCGGCTGATCTCGTTCTCCACCTTGGTGTCATCCCAAGTCGGATGAACCATCCTAAGACGGTCACGCCTTTCCTCCCAGTACTCCTTGGGAGCCTTCACCAGATAGGCGAGGTTGATTCCGTTGTCCGTCACGTACTTGAATATGGTCGGAATCTCCGAACCCTTGACAATCCAGCGCAACGCTCCCCAATACTGAGGCACAGCATAGAAATCCCTTGCGAATGAATATGTGTGGTTGTACGATGCCGACGCTCCGAACCGTCCTGGATTCTTCCTGTCATAGACCGGATAGACCCTTACGCCGGTACCGACGCAGGAATGCTCGAAGTCCCCCACGACGATGTGCCTGACATCCTTGATCTCCCGGCTGTCCGTCCACTCCAGCCTTGCGTTCTTGGATGGAATATGCTCAAGATAGGCTATCTTTGGCTCCCTGCCTATTCTCCGGCCTTTCTCCAGATACTTGGCATCGAAGAACCCTTTCAGATGCAGGTAATCGGTCATACACCCCTTGATGTAGCTAATATAGTCCCAGCTGTCCAGCCACGCCTGGATCTCCCTGTCCTCCTCCCAGTTATGCACGATGTTTCCTTCCTGGTAAGCCAACCGGTTCAGGAACACGCCCTGGCCGTAGAGAAGCCCCATCTGCCTTTCAAGGATTCCCGGACCAAGATTGTTTTCGTCCAGGATGTCCCTTAGGTGCACCGGCAGATTGTTGTCGTGGCCGAACGGCACGATCTTCTGTCCGCAAATCGTCTGGGGCAACTGTTCCCAGTTCCTCTGTTGCGCCATCCAAAACACGGAGTCCAGACTGCTGTCCCTCCTGTTGGAAAGCGCGAAAGCCCGGCCATCGTTCAGCCGCAGAACGGATGTGTGGTCGGATATTTTTTCGATTCTGCTCATACGAGTATCAGTTTTTGTCCGTTGAATGTCATCAGAAGCGGTTGGTAGAAACGCCTCGGCTCTCCGGTCTCCAGATCCGTGTAGCCCTCGATGATGTCAGCGTTCTTGTTGTGCTCCTTGGTTTCCCTATGTCTCAGCACCCCGCGCCGGACATAGACGATCCCGTCGCTTGTGCCTTTTGTGGGGTTATAGCTCATAAACGAGAAGCTGAAGCTCCTGTCTTCCTCTGACAGTCGCCTCATCTCCGTCAATGCTTCATATACGTTCATATCACAAAGTTAGCCACCTCCCAAGACGACAAAAAGGACACCACGCCCAACCCGGAAACTACAGCCCAAGGCTCGGCTATTTCAGCCAAACGGGCTTGTTTTGTGAATATATTCCCGTCAAAATCAAGTGGTTCAAAGCCTTGCACCCCGCCGCGGCAATAACGCACTTTTTCGGACGCAAAAGAGCCCGGGCCGCGCAACGGAAGAATCGCAATTGCGATTCCTTCCCGAGGGTGATATATGGCGCACGCCTCGCTCAGTCCTTGTTTTTCCCGACCGCACGAGGATCCGTCGCCGAGGACGGCAGCATCGTCTTGCCGCTGGCCACGCCTCTGAGTTGCTTGGTCATCACAAGATACTTGAATGAGTCTGATGGGTTGGTGGACTCCGTAGGCAGCTGCTCCACCGGTAACTTCTCGCTTTTCTTATCCTTGAACACAACCCCGTTCCTGACCACAGTCCTTGCCTTCTCCAATGACAGCTTCAGATGCTTGGCCGCATACGCGTCGATGCGAATCACCGGCAACCGTGGATTACGCTCACTCATTATCTCCTGCATAAATGAATATTCCTCCGGCTGCCCGATGTTGCCCTGGTTGATGGACATAAGCTGCACCGTCCACCCTGTACGGCGGCCGGATTCATCATATTCAATAGCCTTCTTTAACTTGCCGACCTGATCCTCACCCACGGACTTGTAGGAGTTGCCTGCGCGGTCATAGTACAGCATCAGGGTCTTGCGCCTCACAGGTGCGAAGAAGGCGAGGAACTTCTCTCCAAGGTCAGGGACATATTCAGGCGCAAGAGTGTAGAGGAACTTCACAACACGCAGGCACGAGCGTCCCTTCTCGGTGTCATTCTGGGCGATGGACATCGAGCACATATTCCCGAAATCCACTCCTGCTATGAGCGGTTTGTCCAGATCGAGATATTTCAGCACCCTGCAATCCTCCTGATCAAGCAGTCCGAATCCATCGTAGGCTTCCTCATCCGTGCCATCATAATAGAAGTGGCGTTCACTCAAGGAGGTGTAGAAGCGGTCGCCTGATTCCAGGGACGGGCGCATAGAGAGGATGGCCGTGTTCAGATCAGGAAGCTTACCCGAGATGGCATCCCCGAACCATTGCTCTGTGAGGATGTCCACATTGATGTAGGATGATGCCAGCATGAAGAAAGTCCTGGCTTCCTTACGCATCCTAAGTTCAGTCCATCGGGCTTTCCACTGTTCGGCCACACGGCATTTGCTGCGATAGACGTTCAGGTCATCGGCACTGTGGGTTTTCAACCATTTGTCCTTGGCGGCGGCAGCCTCGTGCAGGCATTCGTTATAGACCAGGCCGGCTTTCAGCACAAGCACGATGGCCGGGATGTCCATATTGTGGGCATATTTCAGGATCCAGTCATATTCCCCGATGTGCGTGGTGTCCGGCATATCGGTGGTGAAACTGAATCCTCGGTAGAAGACACTGTGACCATATTCCTGCCTGTAGCCACGGACTGCCTTCAGCAGGTTGGAGATCTTGTCTTCCCGGAAATATTTCACCTCATCCCCGAAGCAGAACACGTAGGAGGCTCCGGCCAGTGTGGCAGGGCGGTCGAGGGAACCGAACCGGATGTTGGTGCCGGTGTAGAAGATGATGGTGCGCTTGTAGGAGACCAGTTTGTTGAACGGTTTCCAGAAATGGGGCTTAAGCCAGTCCGGGAGACCAGCCTTTTCCGCATCTGTAAAGGTGGGCGGCTCCTTCTCGATGACATAGTGGACACCCTCACGGAGTCCTTTTCGTTCCAGCCCCTCCAGAACAGAAGGGAGGATGTTGGCGTTCAGGTTCGTGAACGTGTCGGCCACCCAGACGACGGGCGCTCCTGGCATATCATAGATGACATCCAGCAGTCTTTCGGCCTGGATGTCGGTTGTCTTGGCTCCGCCACGCCCCACGACATTGAGGTTCTGACAGGCGCCGGCCAGCGACACGATCTGGGCGAAAGGGTTCTGGTACTGGACGGAGGCGGCTTGTGTGGATTCAGGTTTAACTCTCTTCCTTTGCATCCTCAAGGTATTTTACGATGTCGAGATCAACGATGCCTGCATCGGTCCTGAGCCGTCTCTTGACGGACTCCGGAGCGACCACGGTGTCAATCTGCCTTTCCAGCTCATCACGGTTGGCTGCCGGAAGTCCGATGGATTCTGGCGTTGCGGAAAGCAGACGGAACATCGGCTGGTAGATTTCAGCCGGAAGCTTGGCCGGATCATCTTTGTCCAGCTGGAGGGCACGAGCCTTGTTGGCAAGGATGTCAGCGGCCACGGCATAGTCCTTCGATGTCTTGGCGGCGTCCCTCGCGGCGACATAGAGTGTGTCGAACTGATCCGCCATCTTGTTGCGCATCGCCTCTTTGGAGACCTTACGGTTGCAGAAGAAGAGCTCCACGGCTTCTGAATATATGTCCGCGGCACGCTGGTAGGGGATGCAGAAAGGGGCGCTGGTCAGGAACTTGATCGTCCTCCTTTTGCCATACTGGCCGTCCAATGAATATATCAGCGTCAGCAGGTCTATGTAGATCTGTTCCTTGTCGGAAAGGTTGCCCTTTGATCCGGAAGCAATATATTCCTGAATCTTCTCGAACGCGCCTTCTTTCTCGGCACCGCCGAACAGATCCAGCTTTGAGATGGTGAAACTTTTGTCCCGGACGATGTCGCGGAACTGCTCGACGGAGTCGGCGTCGCCACCCATAGCTCCACGCACAACGGCAAGTTCGATCTTGGCCCTCTTCTCCAGCTGGCCGCGTTTGATGGCGTTGCTGATCCGCTGATCATCTATCGTGACGGGATCAGCCAAGATGACATCCAATTGCCTTTCTGTGATGTCAAGGAATCCGGCCAGTTCGGCATCAGTCCAGCCGATGGCCGCAAGGGATGAAAGATCATCGAGAAGTTCGGTTGTCAGTTCCTTCATATTCTTTAATCATTCGGTTTATCTCATCGAGCGTCATCTTCAGGCGGGAAAGCCTTTCCTCTCTTGACACTTTCAGGTCAGGGCGGTCGCCTTTCTTGATTTCCCGCTCCGCGCGCCAGATGGAATCCTGGACATTGCGCCTTTTCCGGATTAGCTCGGTGATCGGCATTCGTCTCAGATTATCCAGTTTCTTTGTCAAGGCGAAAATCGGATGTTTGCCAAGAATCCGGTGATGCTCCTTGTAGTATTGAAATTCAGTGCGGGAAACTGAATTTTGATAAAAATTTCTTACCGTTTTTTCCGCGGCCTCGAAGCACTCTTCCGGAGTGGTGCATTTGAACAGATCCTCGTGGGCGTTGACATAGTTGTGCCACGATGTGATCATATCCGCGGCAAGGGCCTTCAGTTCGGTCGGGCAATCAGGTTCGGAGAGGAACGGCCAGTCTTCCCGGAACCGCCCGCCTTTCGTCAATGTCTGCGAGAACGGAACCTCTGTGGCGAACGGAAGCAAAGCTTTCTTCAGGAGGTGTGAATATTCCTTCGGCGCTTTCCTGACAAGAGCGTCGAGCCACTTGTTGGGCGCGTATATGCTCAAGAGCCGAAGTCCTTCAGTGACCTCGGCTCCCGAACATATCCATCTGTCAATCTCGTTACTCATTCAGCAGGTACTGGTCAATCAGATGTGTGATGGCCGCATAGCCTTGAGGAGTGGCGAACACGAACTTCTTGCGGACGAACGCCTCGATGACAAGATGTTCGCAAGGATTCGCGCGATAGACCGGAGTCACGATGTTGCCGAACCGGAATCCGGCCTCGATTGGTCTATGGAGATTCTTCTTGAAGTAGTCCTTTAGGAACTCCTCCGCTGTCTGGTCTTGCGCCGGAAGCATCTCCACCAGTTTCTCCTTGGAGAACGGTTTAGGCAGCCTTTCGCTGAAAACCTTGTTGCCTTGAACGTCAAGGAACACAAGCGGTGTAGCCAGTTCTCCGATGGAAATCTTGGCGCAAGGAACGCAGTTGGCCGGCACGAGGATGAAATCATCGGAGATATTGTTGTCGGCGATGATTCCGGCAAGAATGTCATGGATGTCAGCGTCCGGTTCAACCGTGATGACAACAGGCTTGACACCTGTCATCTTCTCCCAGACTTTGGACAACTGGTCGTCCGTGCCCTCGTAGGCACAGACAACCAGATTCGTTCCGCCGCTTACAGGGTTGCCCGCAACCTTGCCTTCGACGGCTTTTGTGTCGATCTTAGACATCCGCTAAGCTCCTCCGGTCGCGCTTGTGGCGTCCTCGGCGATCTCCGGCATCTCTCCGGCATATTCACCGGCCAGGAACTTGTCAGGCAACGCCTGCTTCCAGGTAAGGGTCCTCTTGGTCGCCTCACCGTCCATCTTGGTCTCAAGAGACAACCTGAGCGGGTTGCAGACACGTCCCATAATCTGAGGACGGCCAGCAGTTGTTCCGTCGCACTCCTGCACGATGGCGATCACGCCACGGTTCTTGAAGATCTCGATGAAATTCTTGATGGCCACTGAGTTGCCCGGGTGGTCGAATACGATACCGGTCTTGATTCCCTCGGCGTCCGGATCTCCGGAAAGTTCCTCGGTGACCTGAATCGTGGAAGCCGTGGCATAGATGGAGATTGCCTTTGCGCCGGTCTTCAATGTGAGGTCTCCAGTTACAACGCAGTTGCCAACCTCTCTTGTCGGTTCGCTGGCGACATCCTCCACATCTACGAGGATGATCTGTGATTTTCTGGTGGCGGCGCAACCAGCGCCGTCACCAGGTCTAGGAATTGATGATTTAACGTAAGCCATAATTCACGCTTGTTATTTGGTTATGCACCGCCTTGACCCTGATCCGGGTTGGTATCTGAACCCTGATCCTTGGTGTTGTCAGCAGCCTTCTTTCCGTTCTCCCACTTGTCGGTGTCCGGAACATCGGATACGATGCTCTCGACAGGAGTGTAGCCATCAGGCACGGCGGCATACACAGCCTCGGCGATCTTGAAGCCCGTAGAGAGGGAGTACTCGCCGAACACCTTCACATCGTAGTTCTGCTCCTCAATCTTGACGATGCAGTTCTCCGCCTTGGAGAGATCCACAAGCTCCACGAAGTTCTCCTTTGGAGTCGCGAAGATGATAGGGGAGTTGTACATCGATTTCAGAGGTACGAGGTGGAATTTGGTGAAGCGGATGCTTCCGTCATTCTCCACGCCGGTGTACTTGCCGTTGACGGCGAAGTCCGCCCTCTTGTAGCGGGTGAGCAGCTGCTCGGAGCAGTGGATGGTCACGATGTGTGCGAACAGTCCGGAGATGCTGTCAACGAAGCCGTCGATGTAGGCGAGGAGTTCGGAGTCCGACATCGCCATCGGGTCGGCCGCCGCCTTGTAGTAGTTGATCTTGCAATTCTCGTCGGACTTGCCCTCCACAAGGATGGTCTCGAAACCGTCCATCGAGTTCTTGGCGGCTTTGCCCGCGTCACCGTCAGCGACAACACCAGCATCGATGAACTTACCCTTGGCGATCATCGAGATGGTGATGTCATCCAGCACCTTAGGAAGGATGTGATTCTCGATGATGTAGCGGGAGATAGGCATGTCCGCCATGGTCTTGCCCTGCTCGTAGAGATAGAGCAGCCAGCTCTTGAGCACATCGGCCGGCTGGATCAGCACGTTCAGCTTGTGACGGCGATAAGGAATCCTGATCGGAGTGAACTTGGCCGCTCCCTTAGGAGTCCATTTCGGTGTGAACTGCTGTGAGACCTCGGACATAATGGCCGCGCTTGCGATGTAGTCCGTGTTGGACTGGATGCGGGTCATATGCTTGGCGTCATCGAATCCGTTGTAGATCCTCTTGTTAAGGAGCTCCAACTTCATCTTAGGAGGCATCGTCATCTTGAACTCGGCGTTGAGATCCGTGATGTCGATAGATGCGTCTTCCATCGCCGTGAAAGCGTAAGGATTGACGGAATCAAGGGCTTCCTTCACGATCTTGTTGTGTGCCGCCGCCATATTGATGGCAAAGACCTTGGCCTCCTTGGACGCAGGAACTGCCGTGGCAGCCGGCTTAGGCTCCGGCTCGGAAGCCAATGAGACAACGTCCTTCTGAAGCTTCTTCACCTGCTCTTTAAGGGCCTTGGTGGCCTCATCTGTCTTGGCGGCCACGGCGGCGTTGAAAAGGGTCACGGCATCACCCTCCTCATCGAGGTTGATGCTTTCCAGTTTGTCGAGAAAGTCCTGGCCGTAGTTCTCCAGAACCTTCTGCCGCTCCTGATCGGAAAGGGAAACCTTGCCGTCCTTGACGTCAAGCTCGCTCTTGCCGAAGAGACGGGCCACAAGTCGGCCCATCTTGGAATTGTTGAGAGTTTTCTTATCCATTATGAAAAAGATTGGTTAAACGCTTGTGAGTGCGAAGACCGCCTCGATGGTCTCGGAAAGGGTCTTCTTGGCATCGGCCATATTCAGGCGCAACGCGTCGGCGGTGAGGAACATCTTTCCCGAGAGAACCCCGTCCTGATCCTTGTGGATGGTAGGCCTTCCGGCCACGACGGCATCCCTGAACTGATCCACCAGCGGCTTCAGCTCGGCCTTCGCCGCCTCGTACCTTCCGGAAAGAGCCTCCCTGTAGGCGAAGTTCTTGTCCGGAGACTCCTCGGCATAGATGACAATAGTCTTCTCTCCGGTGGTAGGATTGGCAGCCGTGCTGTCGATGAACACGGCCATGGCTCCGATGGAGCCGACCTCGGAAAGGTCGTTGTCCATGTAGATGGCGTCACATTGGGAGGCCGCCCAGTAGGCGGCGGAGGCACAGAAGTCCACATGTGCGTAGACCGGCTTTCCGGCGGCCTTCGCGTGGCTGATCGCCTCGATCATCGGAGGGATAGCAGACGAACTGCCGCCGGGAGAGTCTATGTCCAGGATTATGCCGATGACATTTTCGTCATCGGCCATCTCCCGGAGCCTTTTAGCTATGAACGTTGTGCCGTAACTCTCGCAAGTGTCGTACTTCGTCATCGTTCCGTGAATAGGGATGATAGCCACACGCTTGGCCTTTTCCGGCAGAGCACCGGAGTCGGAGACCGTGGTGACGCTTGCCGCCTTCACCTCCATCTCCACGGGCGTCTTGTTGAGAAATGAGCGGGCGATGGGAAGCAGCCGGTCCGGATTGGAGACCAGCCACTTTCCCTGAACGATGTCCCTTGCCAGTTGGAATGTGTCTGCTTTCATCTTGTTAATCAATGTTTACGCAAAGATACCAGCGAGACACCCGTAAGGAAAGGACACGCTAAAAGACAGGGAATTGATACGAGCTGGACAGCTTCAAGGTGTTGGTTTCGTTGACCTCGAAGGCAAGAGGCAAGTCCTCGGTGCCGTAAGTCTCATCGTCCCCGTGGCAGAATCCTACCTTTAATATAAGGTTGTCCCTCATAATCTCCGAGGACTCCGAAAGCGTGGCGTTGATCTTGACGGTGGCCAGCCTCCCGGCATCCTCCGTCTTCTCCGACCGCTCGATGGTGGCGGTCCCTGGAACGAGCGCAAGTTTATGCCAGACTCCATCCTGTCTGTCAAGGCTCTGGGCCTGCAATGAGTCAATGATTCTGATCATCTTTCAATCCGTTTATGTTTATACTGCTGTTGATGTAATCCACCTTGTTGATAAGTTTCTTCACCAGTTTGTCCAGCGTCTGTTGCGATTGCCTGTAGATCCTCTTGTGCAGCGCGTCGAAATAGTCGGTGCTGAACAATCCCCTCGACACGATGAACGCAGTGACTATGTCCTTCTTCTGGACTCCGAGCTCGTAGCCGGCAAGGTAGTACTGCTTGAACTCGATGTCAAAGAAGGCGTTGATCGCCATATTCAACGCCACCGTGCTGTACTTGTCATAATAAAGGAACTTATCCCTCATAGGAGCCGTGGCGATGTCGCTTGGCAACTCCAGATCCACGACCTTGTCGCCTTCCAGAGCCACCGGACCCTCTGCCACCTTGCAATGAGCCACGAGAAGCCTGCCTATGCTGTTTCGGGCATAGACTTTCAGAGGCCCGCCCGGACTGTCAGGCGGGAACAGGTAAGCCAGATAATCCGCCATCATCGGCGAATCCACTTTCAATTTGACATCGAGCATTTCACAGTTCATCAAATATTATAGCCACATTTTTCGCAAAAACAGCAACTACACCAACTACACTTGAAGCTATGTTTGATTTTCAATGAGTTAACCAAAAACGAGGTGTAGTTGACCCTCGAAAATGTGTAGTTAGTGTAGTTGGAGTCACCGCAAGTGTAGTTGAATGTAGTTGGAGTGTAGTTCTTCAACTACACCGCAACTACACCTTATTTCGTTAATATTCATTCATTTACTTCAAGTGTAGTTAGTGTAGTTAGTGTAGTTGGGTTTTTTCGTTTCCTCAGCAAAATAATTTTTCACTAATTTACGTAATTTATTGAAGAACTACAATAGATAACACAATATAAACATTTGTTCTATTTAAAAGTATGTAAAAATAATTATTTTACCTGTGCCAAATTTTGGCACAACCACTCCGATTTTCCTCATTTTCCCCATTTCCCCCGAAAATCACCCTCTTGGTGAAAATCGTAAGCAAATCCACTCTTTTTGCTTATGGTTTTCGCTTTGGCCCTTTGAAATCCCCATTCCACCCACTTTCCTCCAATAAAAATTGTAAGGGCGAATGAAGAGTCCATATCTTCATCCGCCCTTTTCCAAAAGAAAAGCCCTGGAAGAAACTCCCAGGGCCGCACCATACTAAGTAATGCTACCAAACAATTACGCGAATATGGCGTTCAGGTCTTTGTCCAGCGCGCGGAATCCGGATTCGATTCTTTCTTCCTGAGCCTTCCGTGGCTTGGTTCCATTGATGTATCCCCAAAGCTGCTTTTGGTTGATGCCTGTTAGTTTTTCGAGGCCGGCCAATGAGAGGATACCCGAATTGACAATTTTACATTTATTTTAGAAATGGAAGAGCCCGAACAAAGTTTCCAATTCCTCCGGAGTGTCCGGATCGCGTCTGATCCGGCGGTAGTCGGGAGTGAAAGTGATGCTGACAAGGCGTTCCTGATGACAGACGCAAATCAGGCCGATGACAGCCTCGTAGTCTCGTGGTGAGACCTGAACGAGATAGTCAACCCATTCCAGAAGAGGGAGGCTCCGCAGCCACTTCACATACGCCCGCCGCCTGGCCGCAATCACATTGGCGTACCTGTTCCGGAACGCCTCCTCCTGCTCCCTGGAATACAGGACATATCTCCGAAGGTCCTCCATTAGTCGCTATCCACTTCTTTTTCGAAAATGTAGTGTATCTTTCCTCCCTCGGCTGTTCTGTTGATAACCGCTTTCAACTGATATCCAACCCTGCCGTAACTGTTAAGTGTGTCTAAATTTATCGGTGTTTTCAAATATTCCGCTCTATATTTATATGTCTTCATATAACTCGTGTTTTTTATTTCTCCCAAAGTTCGGCGCCGGTCTCTTCGGCAGGCTCGGCTACCGGCGGGGGAGCGCTGGCCGCCGTGCGGTTGTCACCGATCTCCAACGTGTCCGTAGAAATGTCCAGATCTATTCCGTAATTGACCTTCAGCGCGTCATAGTCAAAGACCATCGCCGTGGTGACGCGGCTCTTGCCGGTCTCCGGATTGCTCGACACGTAGGTCTTGTTCTCCAGCAGCTTGAACCGCATCGACTTGGCCGTACCTATGAACTCCGGTGAATGCTCAAGATAGTACTTCAGCGAATCCCTCGGGATCACCTTGCCGTTCACGTCCTTGCCCTCCTTCATATAGAGAGCCGAAAGCCGCTGGAAAGCCAGATAGATGTACCGCACTCCGTGCTTCGGCTCGAACGGAACATCCGACTCCTTGATGGCGAACGGACGGTCCCCGGCGCAAAGCTTATAGTCGATGTTGATGTACGCCTGCCCGGATGCCACCAGATTCTCCACAATCTCCCAGAAGCCTGAAAGCTCGTTGTTCTGCTTAGTCTTCTGGTTCTGATCCACACAACCCTTGCAGCAAAGCCTGAATATCTCCTCGCTGTCAAACGGCACGTCGATGTCCGTCCTCAAAGCCCGGTAGGCCGCCAGCAGGATAGCCCAGTTCCTCAGTGTCCTGTCCTCGACATTGTACGAACGCACCCTGTCATTCATGTCCGACAAAGTCTCATCCCAAACCCTTCTGAAATCCGTCTGGAACTTGGAGCGCAACTGTAACAACTGGTTCGTCAGATGCGTAAGCCCTCGCTTCTCGATAAGCTTCAGATTCTCGTAGTTCCTCTTCTCCTGGTCGCTGAACGTTGTCTTGCTGAATGTCAGGAACACAAGCCGGTTGAACAGAGCGATGTCGGCGGTCGGCATCTCCTGACCGCTCATCACAACCCCGCAGTCCACAGCCGTGGTCTCGCGCCTCTTGTCGTTGTCCATATTCATCCTCGAACGCCCCGCGCCGTCCCATATTCCTTTAAGGAACTCCCGCTTCTCCAGATCAAGGTTGTTCTTATATTCATCGAGATGCACCACCGCGTTGCTCACCTCCGCCACCGCCTCGGCAAGAGCCGCCTTGGTCGTGTTGTTGATGTTCGGTGCGATGTTGCCCGTCACGAAGAAGGAAGTCAGCGAATGACCCAGCTCCGACTTTCCCGTGCCCTTCGGGCCGAACAGATCCAGAATGGGGAACGATGTTGTCACCGATGTCACAACGTCCTTGAACAGCGACGCGAACAGGAAGCAAAGCGCCACTTTGGCGTTGTCCCCGAACACGGTGATGAGTTTCTCTGAATATTCCCGCAGCGTGATGGTGTTAGCCTCCGTATAGACAAATTTCCTTGCCAGCTGGTAGCCTTGGGTGTTGTCCCTTGTGTCCAGCGCGCAACCAGGAAGATAGAACTTCTGACCCTTGATGTCGATGATTCCGTACTTGTCCACCGGCTTGAACGTGCCGTTGTCAAGGCCGCCGTTGCCCCAGGCATAGAAGCCCCACTTCTTCTGCCACCCCAGCTGCTTGATCTCATCAGCCGAAGGCGTGCCGTCATAGAGGAACTTCTTCAGTGAGGTAAGCTCGTTGGCCGTTGCCTCCCAGACATAGTTCCCGGCCGTCTCGACACGAGTCTTGAAATCCGTGAACGACACGAGCTCGCTCTGGTTCAGCTTCACCACCGCCTCCTGCATCTTGACGTTCCGCAGCGTGAAGATTCTCCTCGCGTTCTTCTCGTCCCGGATGTGCAGGATCGGGGTCATCGTGAAGTTGCTCCACCTCACATCGTTCCCGGATCTTGAAGCCCCATAGTAACAGTTGTTCTTGACGTAGAAGCCATAGTTCTGGAGCATCTCCTTGGTTCCGTCCTCTTTCGCCTCCGCCCGCTCCTGATCATTCTTGGCCTTGAAATATTCCTGGTTCCAGATCCTTCCGAACTTGTAGGCCTTCGTGAAGGTCTCCCGGTACATATCAGCCGTGCTCTGGTCCGGCACCTTTGCCAGCAGCTTGCAGACCTCGGTGATCACGGCGGCCTTCTCCGTCTGCGAAGCGGCCGCTTCCATCCATCTCTTGCAGATCCAAGGAATATAATCGTTCGTCCTCTGGAGGTTGCATTCGTCAAATTCGTGCTGATGTGTCCGGAAGAACTCATCAGCATCCTTGCCAAGCTCCGGCGGCAACTCCATCACACTGACCGAAAGCCCCGCCTCCGTCATCAGCTTGGCGTTCTTCTGGACCGCCTCGATACCGGCCTCGTCTGTGTCCCCGATGATCGTGACCCTTTCGGCCCTGGATTTCAGCAGGTCGATCTGGTCCTGAGTCAAAGCCGTTCCGCACGGAGCCACGGCATTCTTCACCCCGATCTCGTGCAACCGGCATACGTCCAGATTGCCCTCGACAAGGTAAGCCTGCTTCGTGGCGTAGATCTGCATATTCGCCTGGAGCCACCCGAAAAGGATTCCCTTCTTCTTGTACAGTTCAGTCTCCCCGGTGTTCAGGTACTTGGGAACGCCCGGCTTGTCACCGATGTACCGTCCGGAAAAACCCGCTATGTAGCCGCTTGTCCAGAACACCGGAAACATTATCCTGTGCCTGAACGAGTCATAGACCTGCCCGGTGTCCTCGTTCCTCTTGACCAGTCCTGCCGCAAGCAGCACGTCCTCCTTCCATCCAAGTCCCGTCAGGTACTGTTTCAGGCCTCCTTTCTCTGGAGCGTAGCCGATGCAGAACAGCTCGGCGGTCTCGGCTTTGATCCCGCGCTTCTTCAGGACATATTCCTTGGCTCCGGGTGATTCCTTGTACCGTTGGATGAACCACTCGGAGGCCAGCTTGTTCACCGTCATCAGTTGCGACCGTCGGAACTCCGCCGCCTTCTCCTCCGGTGTAGGCTCCTTCTTCTCGTAGTCGATTCCCAACCGTCCGGCAAGATGCTCCACCGCCTCGTAGAACGTCATCCCGCGCCTCTCCATCACAAAGCTGATGGCGTCGCCGGTACGTCCGCACCCGAAGCAGTGGTACATATTCCTCGATGGTGTCACCACGAACGAAGGAGTCTTCTCCCCGTGGAAAGGGCAACAGCATTTGTAGAGGCTGCTTTCTCGCTTGAGCTCCACGCCCTCGTCCTGGATGATCGAGACGATGTCCCGCTCCTTGATCTGGTCTTTTACATAGTCGGGGATCATAAGTCAAATAAATCTATGGCCTGGCCATTGTCCGCACTCTCGAATATCCTTTTGCAGGAATCATCGTCCACTCTCTCGCTAGCCTGGTCTATCTCGAAAATCAGCTTCCTTGCGATGCCGATGTTCTGCTCAAGATGGCATTTGCGCTGGATCTCCCAAGTCTGCATCCGTGCCGGTTCAAGCCCTGCGAACTCCATCAACTGGACTTCCCAAAGCTGCACGGCCATCTGGCACGCCCCGCGCAGTGCCGACCATTCCGGCCTGTCCATCTCGAACACCGAGATCAGGCCTCTTGAATCCTTGTCGGCGTACATAGCCTACCGCTTTTCAGGAAACAACTCCTCCACGGACTCCTCGACCCCGAAGACATCCTTGACGTACTTCCTGATGTTCTCCTGATAGAGCGGCTTAGGCCGCCTCGTCCCGTTGCACCAGGAATATGCCGTTGGGTACGACACCCCGTCCATCACGATCAACGTCAACAAATCATTCCGCTGTTTAAGGCCCGCGGTCTCCCAAATCTTTTTGATTGCCATATCTTAATGAATATTATTGATTTCAGTCTAATAGTTTCAGCCCTTTGCTTATGATTTTTATTGCCTCCCTCTTAGAGTCCATACTGGCGTGGGTATAGATATCCAAAGTTGTGGATATATCCGAGTGCCCCAATATTCTCGACACGCTGGCGATGTCCGCTCCACCTCGGATCATATTTGTCGCGAACGAGTGTCTTAGGCCGTGGAATTTGATTATTCTTACCCCAGCTTTTTTGCAAAGGTTATTAAAGTGATGCCGAAAGGTTCTTGGCTCTGTGCACTTTTCTGTTCCGCTTGCGATGTAAAAATTGTCAGGCATTATTCCCCTTACTTTCGCGAGACACTTTGCGAGCTGTGCCGTAATGGGGATGCATCGGTTGCTGGATCTGGTCTTTGGTATCCCTTCCCGAACGTATGACTTTTTTTTCGCCCGTGCTGCCGAATGTCTTTGGAATATACACTCTTGCGATTGTGCAATCTACAGTGATCGTTTTTTCTTTAGGGTCAACGTTCCTCCATTTCAGCCCGCAGACCTCCCCGATCCGTAGTCCGGTCATCATTGTGATCAGGATGGCGATTCCCTCGTAGGACGGATGCTCCATGATGTATCCAGCAAGGCGTCTCAATTCTTCCGGAGAGTATGTCTCTAGTTCTTTCATTGCGCCTTCTTCGCGAGGATATTGTAAATTGAATTTTGGCAGGTAGAAATCTAAGCCGTCCAAAAACCATCCCATTATCATTTTGACAAGGACTATAATGTCCTTTATGGATTTTGTGCTAAGTCCGGTTTGATGGAGCCGACCTATCATATCCTGAAGATGTCTGGAGCGTATGTTTTTGATTTCCATATTCGCAATCTCATCATTTTTGATATGATTCCTGTACATCAAGTCATACGCTGCCAGCGTCGAGTCTCTGACCATATACTCCTTGTTTTTGAACCAATGTTCGTATTCTTCGTTAATTGTGCTCATAACTATGATAATTTGAATATTTCCGAAAATCCAAGCGCGTCATTCCGCTTGTTGATCAGCCGGTAATGCGCTATAACCCGCTGCTCCAGAACATCCCCGTGATAGACATCCCCAACCATTCCCCTGACCGACAAGTTGAAAAGGAGTATCGGTATCGATCTGTCCGAAAGTTCCCAACACTCGACCGGATTGTCGTTCGGGTAATAGTCGAACGGAATCCGCTTTCGGCATAGTTCCCACCATTTGGCTATGATCATCGAGCCGTTTCCGGCGGTCGGCTCCAGAATCCCTTGTCTGCGTGCACCGTTGTCGGTGATCATCGCAGCCAGCTGCGAAGCGGCCGCCGGAGTAAAGTCCTGCTTTTTCTGACCGCGCTCGCTTAGCTCCGCCTCGTAGATGGGCTGGAACCATTCCCTGTCCATCGCAAAGTCGTTCGCCTCCAGCATAGCCCTGTAGAACTTGTGTCTGTTGGCCGGATCTCCGAACAGCACCTCCATCAAAGCCTCTGGAATCAACCTCGTGTCCCTGATTCCAAGCGTCTCTAATAGAAACTCTTTACTCATTGAATATCAATAAAATAAATTGAAAATATCTTGAAAAATAATTGTGTAATTCAAAATAAATGCGTACCTTTGTATTGCGGTTCAGGGAGAGCCGCGAAAGAGGAATCTGAAACGCTTGAAAGGGAGTAAGAAAAACCTACCAAAGTCTTAAAAGTATGTCCGCAAGATTTACGATCAAGATTTGGAAACTGAGATTCACGATAGAAATCGCAATCTAGTTCGCCAACGGAGGCTGAGAGATCAGCCTCCCCTTTGGTAGGTGCTGCAAAAATACACAAATTGTATGCAAAACAAAAATCTGTCATCTTCACAAACTCCTTCCGAGTCCGCGTCCTGGGGCGGTGCCCGTTCCGGTGCCGGCCGCAAGTCCAAGCCCCACGGAAAGTCCTACACCTTCCAGTCCACCCCCGAGGTTGACGCGTTTCTCTCCTCCTATCAAGGCAACAAGACCGAGTTCATCAACCGAGCTATCCTGACCCTTGCGGGACAGGCTCCTCTCTCTCGGCCCTGATCTCCCATTTCGGTCTGGTGACCAGGAGCTCAGAGTATTTCTCCCTCGCCTTCTCGACCGTGTCGAAGTACCACTGGTCGATGATGTTGTAGTACGTGGCCGTGACAACGAATCTAACTTTTCCATTCATAACACAATAAATTAAGCGGCAACTCCGAAACACTGGAATTGCCGCTTGATGAAGATTGCTTCTCCTTAGTTAGCAGGGCTGCTCGAATCGCTGAACATATTCTCTGATATGGGCTATCTGGCTGGCGGAAATATTGCTAAAAGCTATTTTCTGACGAATGATCCCAGCCCCTCTTTCTCCGATTATCTTGCCAAGGGATGTGTTCAAAAACATTGATGGAACAAGAGTTACATCTTTGAAATCCAAAATGATTCTGTCCTGCTTGTCAAGATTGTCGTTCAGTACAGAGTATAGCACATCGCCAGCGTCAGGGTAATTGCGACCCTGGAATATAGTTGAAACGGAAATACGATAATCCATATTACAACAGTGTTAAAGTGTCTTCGATATAATTGTCTTCCAGATGCTCAAGTGAAATTGAATACATTATCAATGTCCCCTTGAAGTGTTTCTTTAACCTTACATATCTTTCGTTGTCCCCGGATGTGACCAGAGCCGCATCGTTGCTGATAATCCAAAGGGAATCAGGGTCAGTGCAATAGTCACGAAGATTCCCCAATCCTAAGCCGGCATTGTGCTTAGTGGATCTGATCGTGAAGCGAGGCTCCATTGCTTTCATTATTGCTTGAACGTCATCCGTTATTTCAGGTAATACTGTTCTAACGGATTCGGCAATACCTCGGCCAAAATCACATACGGAAATGAAAACCTTGTTGATACTCCTGTCATATTCGACCATAGAAAAGGCTATTCCCTCGCATAGTGAATGGTCAATGACATTGTAATAAGCCTCGGTCAGGCTACCTTCAAGCGGAGTCAGGTCTTTGGCTTGAAACCTGGTGGTTCGAAAATACTCGCTTATTCGTTTAGCGTGCATTTCCATCCCGTTGGGATCAATCTTCCATAAGTTCAGAATGTCTTCGTTGCCAGGCTTCACATAACTCTCATGTAAATTCCAGTATCTTGATATTTTGAGCTCGTTTTCAAGGTAATCTTTAATTTCTTTGCTCGTCTCCATTTGAACCAGGCATCCCTTTCGAGCGCAAGATTCAATCAGACATGCAAGAGACGTGATGTGTTCAGGTCGTAATTTATCTCGTGTAATGCCATCGTCGATATTTACTAACAGGCGGTTAACGCCGTTTTGCTCGATCATATCTCTTCCGTCGCAAATTCCGCTAAGCCAGCTAAGCCTATCGGAGGATGACAGTGTTACTACTCTGATATTTGCAACTTCAAGCATATCACATTCCCTTTACCAAACAAAGATAGCCTTTAGAAAATCATTTTCCAAACAATGGTTTTGCGAATCTTTCTCATTAACGGCAATTCCAGTATTTCAAAGAACCAATTTCGCCCCCGGGAACGGAATCGAACCGCTCACATCGCGCGACGCTTTCGGAGCAGACCCCGCCCTCCTGGGCTTTACAACCTACGCAAGTCTGCCTACGTGCCGGCAGGGACCCATATCCTGCCCTTTCCGGGGAATTGCCGGTCTTTCCCGGCTGTCAAACTTACTTAACTCAACACTATCTAAACATACGGTCTCTCACCGCCCGACGCTCCTTAACGCCGTAATTGAATTGATAAAACTGAGATCCCGCGCCGGACTCGAACCGGAAGTTTAACTTATGATTTTCGACAAAAAAGGTTATTTGCTAGCTTTTAAGTCGCTCCCCACGGAGCATCGCGGAATTGTTCACGCCTCACGGCGCTACGCTTGGTCGGTCATCTCAGGACCTCGTTGATGGATTTGCCAAGACCTATTACTTATCGTCATCCTCCTTGAACGCCCACCAGTACAGCGCAACCACGCCGACCAGCAACACGCCTTCCACAATGTAATGAACCAACATATCAGACCACATCCTCCTCAAGCGTCACCATAATGAATTTCACAAGCTCATCCCAGTTCCACTTCCCGGGATCACGCTCCGGCATCCCACCCTTGTCAAGTCTCCACACACCGGCAGCGCACTCCCAAGCCGTCACGCATTGTTCCAACCTGTCAGCTATGAACTCCCTCGCAAGCGGCATTATGTCCTCTCCTTCCTGCGTCTTATTCCAAATTCTGACAATGTTCACTCCGGCATCCATATGATGCTTGGCCATCAGGTCGCTGAACTTATCCCTATTGACACTATCTCTTTCCATACCCAAAGAATATTAACGAATGTAACTGCCAGCCCAGTCCCTGGTGACCACCCCGCTCAGCATCCACGCGTCCGGATTGCTTTCCGGATTGAACAGCCACGCCATCGCAGCCTCAAAAGCCTTGCGACCGCCTTTAGCCTTCCGATGGCCTGTGTTGCCTCCCCGAAGCTCAGCGCTATCCCCAGCGTCCCCAGGTGCCACCACGCGAACTCCGCCTTCCCCGCAACAGCCTGCACCGCGTTCACCATCAACGCCACCGCGATCACCACCGCAAGCACCCTCCAGATGCCCACCGTTGTCCTTTCCATTCGATCTTCTACGCTCATAACTCATTTGTTTTCTGAATATTTTATTGTTATCTTCGCTCATTTGATGCTGTATTGCATTTGTATTTCGTTTGTGTTTACATGGCAAATATAGAGAACTCTCTGTAATATTCAAAGAAATATGCAGAGAAATTTCTAATAATTTTAACGCAAAAGTAGCATTATATTATGGCACAAGGAGTTAAGGAAAGATTAATTGCTTTTTTGAAAAATGAGGGTTTGTCGCAGGCTAAATTTGAGCGTATCTGCGGCTTTTCCAATGGTTATGTAAACAACATTCGCAATGGTATTGGAGCTGATAAGTTGCAGACAATTCTCTGTAAATTCCCGGCTCTGAACGCTAACTGGCTTGTCAATGGAGAAGGGGAGATGTCCGCTCCATCACAGAGAGCAGGAGATCATAGTGTCGTTATTGGCAATCATAATCACCATAGTTCAATCGATATCGATAACCGCCAATATTATTCCGACAGCCCCGATGTCCTCAGAGCCCAGATCGAGCTCCTCGATGAACGCATCAAGGAGAAGGACGCCCAGATCAAGGAGAAGGACGCCCAGATCAAGGAGAAGGACGCCCAGATCAAGGAGAAGGACGCCCAGATCAAGGAGAAGGACGCCCAGAT